CCCCGGCGCCGCCGCAGCCCCCGCCACCCGGCCGCGTCCCGCCCGGACCCATGCCCGGCCCGCAAGGCGACGGTAACCGCGACTGGCTGCGCGATATCCAGCGCACCCGCTGAGCGTTGGACCCGGACGACCACGGGGACGCCGACGACGCGCCCCTGTGCCTTAACTGCCTGCACCGGCCCGCCCGGCCGGGGTCGCCGTGGTGCTCGCGGTTCTGCCGCCTACTGGATTTCGGGCGGCGGCTGCGCCTATTCTGACCCCGATGCCGTCTGGTCGTGCCAGCGGCAGCCGGTAGCCGAATCCGGGTGCCTTGCGAGGGCGTTCCCGAGGCCGGGCCGCGCGGTGGTCGATCCCCGCCAGCCTGGTGGCATAAAGCGGCGCTCCCAATTTGCCGTGCCTGAAAGGAGCGCGCGCAGCTATGCCGCACCCACTCAACTTCAGCGGGGTCATCCCGCAAGAGTTCTCGGCCCAGATCATCGAGGAAGCGATCCAGCAATCCATCTGTCTCCAGCTGGGCAACATCCTCCCGATGGGCACCGCGATCAGCGACCTGCCGGTGCCCAAGACCCTGCCCGTGGCCAGCTTCACAGGCGCCCCCGGTAGCAAGAAGCCGTGGACAGACGTGATGCTGGAGCCCAAGACGGTCCACGCCGAGGAAGTGGCCGCCATCACGGCCATACCCGACGCCTACCTGGAAGACAGCACCATCAACCTGTGGGCGTGGGTTCGGCCGCGGCTGGCTGAGGCCATCGCGGTGGCCATCGACAACGCCATCCTGTTCGGCGTCGGCGCACCTGTCGGCACCTTCCCCGCGGGCGGCCTGATCAGCAACACCTACTCGGTGCTGATCCCGCAGGTTGGCCTCGATGCGGTGGACGGCGTGAACCAGGGCATGAGCGCTGTGGAGGCGCAAGGCATCGCGGTCACCGGCCACGCGGCCGACCTGATCACCAAGTCGGTGCTGCGCGGCGTCCGCGACAAGAACGGCGCCCTGCTGCTGGGCGATGAGCAGGTCAACGGCAGGCAGGTGCCCACGCTGTACGGCGTGCCCATCGTCTACCAGCCGTGGTCCAACCTGACCGTCGATTTCATCACGGGCGGCTGGCAGAACCTCGTGGTCGGCCTGCGCCAAGACATCAGGTACAACCTGGACCCGAGCGGCGTCATCACTGGCGGCACCGGCAACGTGCTGGTGTCCGGTTTCGAGTCGAACACCACGCCCCTCAAGGTGTGGGCGCGGGTCGGCGCCGTGATCATCAACCCCGTCACGGTGAAGCAGCCGAACGGCGGGCGCGCGTTCGCCCGCGGCAGGCTGGCCACCATCGCACCGCCCGACGCGCCGCTGGCCGACGACGAAGGCGGCACCGGCACCAGGGCCAGCGCCAAGAAGTGACACCGGACCCGCCGTGGGCCAGCTGGGCGCCACCGCTGGACCCGCCAACCGCTGGCGGCCTCAACGCCGACGAGGCCGAGCGGATCGCCGCGGCCTGGTGGGCCGACGACCCGCACCGCGCGGCTGCCCTGATGTGGGAAAGCTACGCGGCCACGCTGGACCCCGAACCGTCTGTGGCGTCGGTGACGACCGGCGCCCAGTCGGTGGTCTACAGCGGGGGCGGTGGCGGCGCCTTCGGCAAGGCCAGCGCCCGCGCGGCCTGGCACTGGCAGCGCTGCGCCAGCGCTGGCTCCGTGCCGGTGGTGCTCACCACCGCGCTGCCCGAAGGGCCACCACCCAACTGGCTCGGGGAGGCCGACGACTGGTGAGCGTGCTACTGGCCAACGACCTGGTGGAGCTGTACCCGCCAGGCCAGCCCGACGCGCACGGGTGGGCCGAACCGGCCACCGCGGCCAGCTGGACCGGGCAGGGCAACCTCCAGCTAGGCCAGGGCACCAGCGACCCGCGCGCCACCGACCGCGGCGGCCACGGCCCGTTCGACCCGGCCGCGGTGCAGCTGGGCACGCTGTGGCTGCCGGTGGAAGCCGAGCCCGCCGAAGGCGGCACCGCGCTGGTCCGCGGCCAGCGGTACGCGCTCAGCCAGGTGCGCCTCGTCACCGACCCGGCCGCCAGCGGCCTGGACTGCTGGCTGGCCACCGTGAGCGGCCTGGAGGGCTGGAATGGCTGATGTCGAGTTCGTCGTGGACAACTGGCGGGCCAGGCGCTACGCCATCCAGCCGAACATTCAGGAGATGGGCGCACGGGTGGCCGCCGCAGCCAGCGCAGCCTCGCCGCGGCGCACCGGCCGCCTGGCCGGCAGCTTCCACACCATCCCCGGCCAAGACCCCGGCACGGTCCTGATCGTCAGCGACGTTCCCTACGCCCGGTTCCACGAGTACGGCACCCGGCATATCCGCGCCCGGGCCATGCTCGGCAGCGCCTTGGCGGCAGCCGGATGATGCCCGTCATCGTCCAGCCCGACCTTGAGGCGTGGGTGATCGCCAGCACCCGCGACCTGCCCGGCCTGACCGTGTTCAGCTACGCGGCCACCCAACTGGACCCGGCCGGGTGGCTGTTCGCTCACTTCCTCCAGATCGACGTACGCCGCGACCGCAAGCCCGCGGCCCGCGACATAGCCGAGCGGGCGCGGCAGCGCATGGTGGCGCTGCCCGGCCTCGGCTGGCCGGACGGCGTGGTGTGTTACTGCCAGCCGATCGAAGGCCCGTTCTACCTGCCCGACGACGACGGGCAGCCCCGCTACGTGGCCCGCTACGAGGTCCGCGTGCATCCCGTGCGGCCACCCGCCGCTCTACCCGAAGGAGCCTAGCCATGCCTCCAGCCCCGCCGACCGCCACCATCGACCCGACCGAAGTCCAGGTCGGCACGCCGAACGGCCCCGGTATCTACATCGCGCCGCCCGGCACCGAACCGCCCGACGACACCACCGACGACTGGGAAAGCCCGTGGGAAATCCTCGGCTACCTGTCCGAGGACGGGCCTACGGTCGGTGTCTCCACCGACAGCACCGACCTCACGCCGTGGCAGTCGGCGGTCCCGATCCGCTCCGTGATCACCAGCCGCACGGTGACCCTCCAGTTCGTGATGTGGCAGCTGAACGCGGTCACGCTGGCGCTGTACTTCGACGCCGACGTGCCCACCACCGCGGCCGATGGCTCGATCGACATGGAGCTGCGCACCGACAGCCCACAACACCTGTACGCCATCGGCATCGACAGCGCCGACGCCGAGCGTGTCTTCCGCATGGCCTTCGGCCGCGCCAGCCTGTCCAGCGCTGGTGACATGCAGATCACCCGCGGCGCCGCCGTGCCGCTGGACGTGACGCTCAGCGCCCTGGACGACGGCGGCGCGCTGGCCTACGTCAAGCTCGGCCCGCGCTCCGGCGGCGGCGCCGCGCCGCTCAGCGGCGGCAAGTCCGAAAAGGCAGCGTGACCCCGGCCAGCGCGAACGGGCACTTCGACCTCCAGGCCGCGGCCAAGGCCGCGGCTACCGAGGCCGCGCAGCGTCCGATCGCGTTCACCTATAAGGCCGAGGAGTACGAGATACCGCCCGGCCGGGACTGGCCGGTGGGCGCCGTGGTGGCGGTCGCCGCCGGCCAGCTGGCCGCCGCGCTGCCCGAGCTGCTCGGCGCCGACGCCTACGCCAAGCTCATCGGCGCGGGCCTCACCGCTGGCGAACTCGACTTCCTGGTGCGCGTGGTGACCAAGGAGGCCGGGTTCGACCTGCCCGCGGATTTTCCGCTGCCTGCGCTGCCAAGTTCGACCCCGACGTAGAGGCCGCGCTGATGGCCGCCTACGGCATCGACAGCCTCGACCCGGCCGTCACGCCGCGCCGCGTGGCCGTGCTGGTGCGCAGGCTGCCCCCGTGGGCGCGCGGCCCCGGCGAGCAGTGGGGAACCGAGGCGCACCTGCTCGCCAACCTGATCGACCACGTGGCGCTGCTGACGTGGGTGACGCTGCGCGCCAACGGCGCCAAGAACGCGCCCCGGCCGCAGCCCGTGCCGCGGCCAGCGCAAGGCGCAGCTGCCCGCCAGCCTGCCCGCCCGGCCGCGGCGGCCAGGCCGCCAGGTTCGCGCAAGGCGTCGTCGTGGCTGGCTGCGGCCGAGATGCTGGCCGGTGTTCCAGGTGTGGAGGTAGACCGTGGCAGGTTACGCCTACGGGTCGCTAACCGTCCGGGTGACCGGCGACACCAAGCCGCTGCGCGACGACATCAAGACCGGCGCCACCGCGGCAGGCCAGGACGCCGCCAAGGGCGTCAACACCTCGATGAGCAGCGGCCTGTCCGCGCTCGGCGGCCTCGGCATGGCGGTCGGCAAGAGCGTGGCCACCGGGCTGGGCGTGGCCAGCGGCGCCGCCATCGGGTTCGGTGTGGCCGCCTTCAAGTCGGCCGCGCGGGTGTCGGAAATGAACGCCAGCCTCAAGGCGCTCGCGGCGGCCAATAACCTGTCCTACCCGGCGATGCAGCAAACGGTGACGGCTATCCGCAAGCAGGGCATCGAAGCCGGGGTCGCGCAGGGCTTGGTGGCCGAGTTCGCCAAGAACCAGCTGAACCTCGCGGACGCCACCAAGCTGGCCACGGTGGCGCAGGACGCCGCCGTCATATCCGGCCGCAATAGCACCGAAGTGCTGGACGATCTGCTCCACGGAATTGTCACACAGAATAGCCTGGTGCTCCGTAATGCTGGCCTGAATGTGCAGGCCGGAAAGGCGATGGACGATTACGCAAAATCGGTCGGGAAAAGCACCAAGGATCTGACCGAGGCCGAGCGGGCGCAGGCCGTGCTGAACGCCACCCTCGAATCGGGCAAGACCGTGGCGGGTGCGTACAAGCTGGCGATGGAGGAGCCGGGCAAGGTGCTCCGCAGCTTCCCGCGGCTGGTGGACGATATCAAGATCGCGGTGGGCACCGGGCTGGTCAAGGCGTTCGGCCCGGCCATCCTGGCCGCCTACGACATGACCAAGGCGTTCGCCGCCGCGGTGGAGCCAGGCGGCAAGCTGGCCCCGATCTTCGACGCCATCGGCGTGGCCGTGGGCAAGCTGGCGGCGCCCATCGCTGGCATGGTGGCCGGGTGGGCCAAATGGCTGGACGCGCTCAAGCCCGAGCAGATCGCCCGCGTGGTGGACCTGATCAAGCAATTCGGCCCGGCGATGGCGATAGCCGGTGGCGCGCTGGCCGCCTTTACCGGCGCCGGTATCATCACCAAGCTGCCGATTATCGGGTCGCTGTTCTCGTCCATTCTCGGGCCGGTAAAGGCGCTGGGCCCCGTGTTCATGGCGCTGCCGCTGCCGCTGAAAATCGCGGCTGCCGCGCTGCTGGTGCTGTCGGCGGCCAGCGAGAAATTCCGGTCAGCCCTGATCGAATTCGGCGGCGCCGTGATCAGCGCCCTGCGGCCAGCCTTCGACGCCATCGTGAACGGGGTCAAACAGGCGCTACCGCCCATCCGTGACCTGGTGCGCGCCATAGGTGACGGGCTGGCCCCGATCCTGCGGAACCTGATGCCCATCCTCGGGCCGCTCGGCCAGATTTTGGGTACCGTGCTGGCCGGGGCCTTCAAGCAGCTCGCGCAGGCGGCCACCGCGCTGGCGCCCATCATGTCCGTGGTGCTCGCGGTGCTCAACTTCCTGGTCAAAGCGGTCGTCACCGTGCTGGCCCCGCTGCTGCGCCTGGCGGCCGGGCTGGTGGCCGCAGCGCACGCGGCCGGGACGGTGGTCAGCCCGCTCCAGATCATCGTGTCCGTCTGCGCCGCGGTGGCCAACGCCATCGCCACGGTGGTGCGCTGGATCTTCGGCGGCAGCCCTGGCCTGATACCGGCGTTCCTGGCGCTCGGGCCGGTGGTGGCCGCAGCTGGCGCCGCGCTGATGGCCATCGTCGGCGTGTTCCGCGCGGTGGCCTCGGCCATCGCCGCGGCCTGGTCCGCGGTGACCAGCACCACCGCGGCGGCCTGGTCCGCGGTGACCTCCATCGTCACCAGCGGCGCCGCCGCGGTGCGGTCGGCCGTGACGGCCGGGTTCAATGCCGCCCGGTCGGCCATCTCCTCGGCCATGTCCGCGGCCAGCTCGGCGGTCAGTTCGGCGTTTTCCGCCATCAGCGGCGCGGCCCGGTCGGGGGCCTCCGCGGTGCTGTCGGCCGTGTCGTCGTCGTTCGGCGCGGTGCGCGGCGTCGTCTCCTCGGCCATGTCCGCGATACCTGGCATCGTGTCGAGCGCCCTGAACTCCGCGGTGGGCGCGGCGCGCGCTGGCGGCGCCGCCATCATGTCGGGGCTACAGGCCGGTATCAACTCCGCGGCCGGGGCCGTGATGTCCACCATTTCCAGCGTGGCGGGCAAGATCAGCGGCGCGCTGTCGAGCGCGCTCAAGATCGGCAGCCCGTCCCGGCTCACCATCCCGATGGGCGCCGCGCTGGCGCAAGGCATCGGCGTGGGCTGGGAACGGGAAATCGACCACACGCTGGCCGGCATGGGCGCCGACCTGGCCGCGCCGCACGGTGGCCCCTCGCCGCTGTTCGGCGCGGTGCCCGGCCTGGGCGGCCTTGGCGCTGGCGGCGCCACCATCAACGTCTACCCGCAGCGCGGCCAGGACGAACGGGAGATCGCCGCGATGGTCAGCCGCGAACTGGCGTGGGCGCAGGCAGGTGGTTTGTGATGGCCGACGTTGCCGGATGGACCGCGTTCCCCGCCGACGAGGCAGGCAACATCAACGCGTCGGCTTTCGAGGTCCAGGTGCCCGCCGAGGCCGAGCCCGGCGACGTGCTGCTGCTCGGGTTCATCAGTTACGTCACGGGCGCGGTCATCCCGCCCGAGGTGGAGGCGCAGGAGGACGCGCCGCCCGAGGTCACGCTGTCGGGTGACTGGCTGGTCCTGTATAACCAGCCGGTCACCGGAGTGACGGCCCGCTCGTTCATGCTCGCCGCCCGCACTGTGGCCGAAGGCGACCCGGACAGCTACACGGTCACCACCACGACCCCGGCATGGCCGGTCATCGTGCTGACCGCGATCCGGGGCGCGGACCCTGGAGACCCGGCCGGGTGGGCTGCGGCGTTCACCGGGCCGGGCGGTACCGCCAACGTCAACCCGCCCGCCTACGACCCCGGCACCGAAGGCGCGGTCATCTGGTGCTTCTCGGGTGTGGACTCCAACCTTGGCGCGAACCCGCTGCTGCGGCTGCCCGAGGACGGCGCCCCGGCCGGGCTCCGGAACAACCGTTACGGCACCGGGCTCGGGTTCGTCATCACACCGGCCGGGGTCACGCCCGGCCCCGCCACCGCTGCCGCGCCTCTGGTGTACCAGGCCGCCGCCGCCGTCGAGCTGGCCCCGCTGCCGGTCCCGCCCGAGCCCGAGCCGCCCGAGCCGCCCGCCCCGCCCCGCACGTACCGCCGTTATGACCGCGACTACGAGCCGACCCCGTGGACCTACGCGCCCCGGCCGCGGGTGTCGGCGCCTGGCCGCCAGATCGCCATCGTGTGGGACGGGCTGCCGCTGAACCCCGGCAACATGGAAGACGGCAGCACCGTCACGGTCGAGCTGGTCGAGGGCTGGGACGACGGCCCGCCGCTGGCAGGCCACGACGCTGACCGGGCCATCGCGGACGGCGCCGCGTGGGGGCCGAAGACGCTCCAGGCCCGGCACGTGGTCATCCACGGCGCCGCGGTAGGCGACCCCGACCGGCTGCTGCGGTTCCGTGACCAGCTGTCCGGCCGCGCAGCTGCGCGGCAGCCCGCCGAGCTTGGCATCGGCAGCCGCGTGGCGCTGGTCCGCGGCGGCACCGAGCTGCTGCGCGTCCACTGGCACGGCCCCAACCTGGTCCGCTACGAGGTGGCGCTGACCGCGGCCGACCCGGTGCTGTACGACGCCGAGGCGCGGCGGGCCATGCTCGGCAACGTCACCGGCGACACCGGCCGCGCCTACCCGCGGACCTACGCATGGGGCTACGCGCAGCCCTACATCGGCAATTCGGTGCTGGTCGGGAACGACGGGAACCACCCGGCGCCCGTGTTCGCGCTGTACGAGGGCGAGCTAACCGAATCGCGGCTGACGGACGGCCGGGGCGGCATCATCCGGCTGGCGCCGCTGGCCGCGGGCATGGCCATCACGGTGGCCACCGCCACGCTGACCGCCGAGGCGCAAGGCGGCTCGGCCCGCGCGTCCTACATACTGCCCGGCTCCCGGCCGATGGCGGTACCCGCGCAAGGCGTGGCCCGCTGGCACCTGTACGCCGCGGGCAGCGGCACCGTCACGCTGGTCTGGAGGTCGGCGTGGGTGTGATCAGCGCAGCCGAGACGGCGGTCCGGGTGGCCGTGCCGGTGCCCGGCCGGTGGACATTCTGGGCCGACCTGATCGTGGACCGCCAGCCGCTCGGCTATGTCGATGTGTCGTCGTTCTACGCGGTGGCGCGGCTGTCGAACTGGGGCTACGGGAACTTCACCGTCGCGCTGCCGTGCGGCATCGACCCCGACCGGCTGCTGCGGCTGTGGTCCTGGCGGCTGTGGGCCATGTATGACGGCGAGCCGTGGTGGTGCGGCGTGCCCACCGGCCTGGCCGACGAGAGCGGGCGCACCACCGCGCAGTTCACCGCCACCGAGCTGCCCGGCTATCTCACCAAGCGGATGTTCGACGTGCATCCGTCGTGGTCTACGCCACCCGATGGCACCGAGCAGTGCGAGATCGCCCGGTACCTGGCCGCGCCGCTGGCCGACGTGGGCGTGCCGATCATCACGCA